TTGTCGTCCATTCGAGTCCAATCACATTCACCTAGTTTTACATTTCTTTCTCGGCGTAATTCCTCAAGAAGATCTTTTGGATCCCATGTCCATTCACTTCCGTCCCACTGAGCGAAACGGTTTGGTTTGTCCGGACGACTTACCCAAGACTCTCCGTCCCAGACAGTGGTTCGAACAAACTGATCTCTAGACACTGAAAGTTCCCCAGTGATGTGTACAATGGTCTGTCCGGTTTCAGAGTCAACACCTTCTGGTGGATTGTTTGACGCTTTACCGAAACCCATTCGGACGATCTCACCGTATGGATTGCAATAAGCAATATACGAGACTATCATATTTGTTCTCCATATAAAATGTTAGAAGGATTTGGGTGTGCTATGTGCGAATACTGTGGTCCGGCTCTTAGTCTCCAATAATAAATTCCAGTCATGTTTCCTACAAAATAGCCACTATTAACAAAACCTTCCCTATACCCTCTGCTCTCTACAGAGTTATAGTTTGCGGAAAAGTTATTTGCAAAGACTATATATCTACCCTTTACCTTATTACCTGTATTATTCCCGACGGATCCTACAAAACAATTTGCAACATCAACATATGTATTCAGGTCAGATGTGATAAGATTGTTTATTGGACCTCCACCAAATCCACCAGAACCATTTGACGCAAATGGATCTCCATTATGTTGTTGGGGTTGTGAGTATCCCAATAGTCCCAGGCCACCATCTCCGTTGAGGTATCTACTATCAAATAGAACATCACCGTCTGTATTTAAACACTGTAGGGCATACTCGTTTCCAGAATATGTCTGAGTGTTTGCTGGGGCGGCGATAATGTAATTTACTGCTACCGTTTGATCTAACGGACCCGTCTCTGAAGTTGATGTCCCATAAAAAGTCACAGTCGAACCTGAGTAAGAATGTGCAACAAATCCAACATTACCTGAAGAAGGTTGTACGTTGACAAACACTCTTGCTGACGAAGGTACATTAGATACACTAGACGCAGTTCCCGCATCAATAACAATCATTCCAGAATCACTGGAACGAGTAGTATCTATCTGAACCCTACCTGAAGCATCGAATGTTTGTAGACCAAAACTCATAATTAAAACCTTAGTATGTAAATGTCGCCATAAAAAGCAACGACACTAGCGTTGACTCTAATTCTATCAGACTGGAATTCGTATCTCTCATCGTACTCGGCACTAATAGTCCACCCACCATCGGAAAGTTCTACGATCGCCACCGTGGATGGACTTACACCTGTCATTTCCATAGGGAAATCGATAAACTCCGGAATCGTTGGAGTTTGACCTTGCGCTAAATTTACATTAGTTGCAAAATCAAGAAGCGTACCGAATCTCATATTTGGAGATAAGACTTTCGATGTCCCGTCTACGTCATAGACTTCTAAACCATAACTCATTATAGTTTACCTAGTTTCACCCTTGGGTTCCCAGAACCATCACTAATAGTAATTAGGTTACCCGTAATGTTCATAGATCCTGTAGTGTCAGATGAAGTCACGTCCAAATCTCCAGTAACCTTAGCACCCGACATTTCAACCACACCACCCACAACACTGAACGGAGCGGTACCATTGCCTGTTCCGTCTGTTGGAAGGATCTTAAATGTGTCAGTAGTGATTGCGAAGTCGGCCGTGTCACCATCGTTACCGAATTTGATACCTGCGACTTTAGGATTGTCTTCTGATCCTGCAACAAGATCAATACCCCACGTCGATGTGGTATTACCTGCCGAGTCAATCAAAGCGGTCAGTGTTTGGGTCGCCAGCGCAATGTCACTGTCGATCTTGGCATTAAGAGTATTCGTCAACGATGTTTGGACTGAAGTGATTCGACCATCGACTGTAGTGATCTCTCCACGTAATTCGCTCTCTGCATCGGCGATCGCAGTAGATAGAGTGCCGTCTGGGTTTGTAACGTCCACTTGATTGTTTAGGGTAACAATATCTTCTGCGAGTGTGGTAATTCTACCTTCAGCAGAGTCAAACTCTGTACGAGACACTAGAGAAGATTGCGCATTAGATACTGCGGTGATCTGCACACCAAGATCGCTCTCTTGTGCGGTCAGACCCGTTTCAAGATCTACAACCTTTGCAGCTTCGATTACCAGTTTATCACTGTCCGCATCCAGACGAAGCGTTAGTGATTCTAATGCACCACCCAATGCTTCGGTGACTTGTTCTGGTGTTAGAGTGATACCGTCACTGATTAACTGGTTAAGAGAAAGTGATAGATCCGTTACATCACCGACGACCACACTCAGACCATCTGAGTTCACATTAATCCTAGAAGTCAACGAGGAGATAGCGGTTGTGTTTATTTCTATCAGATCGTTTGTCGCTGAGTCTCTCAACAACATGTTGTTCTCTACGCTATCAATGACCCCAGCGAAAGAAGTAATACCATCACTGTTAGCATCGATGCGTGAGATGACTGTAGAGTTCGCACTTGCGATTGCGTCTGCAAGTAAGTCTGAATCGATACCACCTAATGTAATATTTTCTAGTGATGCTTGAGTATCAATGATCGCCTGAGACAGAACGGTAATACCAGAGTCGGTCGCATCGATACGAGATTCAAGTGTGAATATAGCAGAGGCGTTTGCTTGAACATCCGAATCGGTGTATGTGACATCGGTAGTAATGTTGAATTGTTCTAGGTACTCTTCGTTGATGACCGAAATAAAGAACGAGGAGTCTAGTAAGTTGGTGATATATTGGTTGAGATCACTATCAGTGGAGATGTTCGTATTGCTACTAGATCCACTGTCCGGTAGGTTTGTCCATGAAGAACCATTCCACTTCAATACCTCTCCATTGGAAAGAGAAGTAAGCGTGACATCTTGTAGGTCACCGATCGAAATGTCCGATGGTGGTGGAACCACAATCGACCCGTCAGTGAGACCTTCGAAGTTCTCGTTGATCTTGTCAAACGCCGCGTTGATATTGTCGGCGAGATGTACTGTTTGTATTGTATCAGTCATTCTTTATTCTCCACTAGACGAACCAACAAATCTTTTATCTCACTAATCTCACTCTGTAATGAGGAGACTTCTTTTGATAACGTATCGAGTCTTTCCGCCTCTTGTTTCTTTGCCTCTTTTCTTTTTCTCGCTCTTGCAATCTCCGAACTGTTAGTGTTGATGATTGCTCCCGTTCTTGCATCTCTTACTAGACTTGTGTGTCCTTCTACTTTTTTATATCTATTCATCATACGGCCAATGCGATCACTCGTAGGTCACGTACTGTCGGCACCTTAGATGAGTTAGTTGACTTCATGACCACCTTCACTTGGAATGCAGTGAATGGGTCCGCAGCTTCTACCGTGTACTCATACTCACGGAAGACCGACGCGTTTTCATCCGAAGGTACGGCCGAGTCGACCAATGCCTCAATCCACTGTGCAGATGAAAGTCCTTCGTCTGTTGCGGAAGTCTTGACGTAAACCTCTATCGATGCATCCGATGGACGGTTCGCACCCAAAAGAACCTTCAGTCCTGCCGAAGACTCATCAATCGTGATAGGTGTTGTAATGTGTTGTGCTTCCTCACCGGAACCAATAACGTTCTCTAGAGCAAGGATTGAAGTTCTCTGTAGATCGATGATCGGAGAAACTTTACTGTCACTTGTCTTTAGATTCAACTTTAACTCAACACTAGATTCTGGTTGATTGTTAGTGTCCACATTGTTCTCTGCTGTCGCGATTGCGGAAGGGAAGTCTGCAATGTTAAGTTGATTTAAGAACGTGTCTTCGGTCAACTGGTCACCACGTTTCTGGTATGAGTGGCGAGAGTCGTTTCTTCCACTAGCATCACCATAAGACTTCGCGGCCGATCTTTCAATACTACTCACGATAGATGTACCGTTAGGTGTGATGTTTGAAATCTGTGGTGTGAACTCATCGAACACGACGTTCTGAGATGCAACAACAGAAGATCCACCGAAGGAAGTTCCTTCAGCCGGATTACTATCTAACCCAATGACAGTGAAAGAGTATCCAAATGCAGTTACACTATCAATCGTGTGTTGACCATCAACATCAACGCCCGACGATCCTGAGATCGTTACTGTGTCTCCCTTAGAGAAACCGTGACCTTCTTGAGATACTTGAAAACCACCAGCAGAGTTTATCGCAGTGAACGGGTTGGACGATAGAGAAACCGAAGGTAATATTGCGTTCTCCAAATAAACATCACCAGAGGCATTAAACTCTGCACGTTCTAATTCGAACATTAGGTCTTTGGTTTGATCCGGAGTCCACGTCGAACCACTCTGTGACATGAATAGTGAACCAAGAGAAGGTTGTTTCGATACCTTACCTTCAGTACCACCAAGAATTTCTTCATAGGTCTGTGCGACGTAAACATTATACTCAACTGACTCTGCGAGTAGTACTATAGCATATTCTTCACCAGAAGTCAAGTAGACAGGTTCGTCGAACTCAACCTCGGTTGGTGTACTGCGAATCGACGAAATGTCATTACTAGGTGCGACAGTTATGTCGGCGGGCTTGACAAACTTGACAGAGCCCGGTATAATAGTAGTTGTTGGTATGCCATTCTCTACCGGACGAACTTGTACCTGCATCGGGATAACAGAGTCTTTGCTCTGTACGTAAACGCGTACCTTAGTTAGGAAGATACCGTTAGGGTTCTCCGAAGGATCGACATAGAACGACTGTGCAAGCGGGTCACGACGACCACGAATGCGTTGAGGCACACGGGTGGTTCTAACAGTTCGTTGGATTGATTCGATAGATCCCGTCGATGTATAAGGCGCAGACGATGACGACATAGCGTCACTCTGTTGTTGACTTGATAGTCGATTTGTGGTAGTATCAATATCAGCATCCAATATCACAAAGTCTTGTGTCCCTGTACGGAATCTAAACTCATCCGTATTAGGTAGGAAGAACTCACCGAAAACCTCACCCTCTGAGTTAGTAACTAACTGACTAGTTCCTTGTGGGTGTTGAGTTGCTGATGCGAACTCTGACCCTACCTCAGAATCTGTGGTTGAGTATTCAACAAATGAGTTTGACAGTTTACACCATTGTGATACGTTGCGATTTCCGAAGTATGCGAAGACGTTTGTATTAGGACGTAGACCTTCTGCCTTGAATGAGATCTTACGCGAACGCATGAATGGAACGACTTCTGTGTCGACTACACGTTCACCGACAAACTCCTGTATTGCACGAGACGTTGACTCAACAGAAAACTGTTGACGTGTGCGTGGACGATTGCTGTTTGTAATACCATTCCACCAAAGATCTTCGAATCCAAGATCGATAGGGACTGAACGACGAACTGTCGTTTGCATAATTGGTGGCAGAGTCTGTGTCTCCACCCACTCATCACTTGATGGTGATAGTGTGATATGACCTTCTTGTGTGATGACCGAGAAAGGGTTAATGTTCATTGTACTCGTGGCCACATCTTGTGTTATGAACGAGGCGTGAGTGTATGGTAGAGTTGCGTAGTCTCCAGTACGAGTTGAGTTACCCTGAGACGCATCGTGTTTCAACCTAACAAGGTTTTCACGGAAGGATGGTTTCATTAGACCCGAGACCGTCTCGACCGAGGCGCGGTAATTTGGGTTGTTCACGTCAGAGAAACTGAACGACGTGAAGTTGTCCGCGATGAATCCAGCCTTAGTTCTCGCAGATCCTTGATCGTCAAGAACTGTAAGTGATTGCGTGTTGGACTCTAGGAGACTTAGTGTGGTCAATTCATATAGATCATCTACACGAGTTTCAATAGCAGCGATGTCTTTCATAGTGAATCGCTTGTGTGTCTGTTTCTCCATTACCACGTCACTAGAGTTAAACGTGTATGGATTCAGACGGAAGATGTATAGTGGTAGAGATCCAGTTGGAACTTCTGGTGGTCGTGGGTTTGCACTTGACTGACCCTGAATGACTTGTAGTTCACCGAAACCAACATCACCGTATCTGTCCTTAGTGTTAGCAACTAAGATGTCAATACGCGGTTCGTAATATTTTACATTGATTAGGTTGATTCCTGAAGCGTTCTGTGGTATACTTAATGTTGGGAATGAACCATCGGTACTACGTGATGGACGGAAGTCTATCACGTCACGTAGTGATACTGTAGTTCCGTCGACGTATGTGTGGGATGGAATGTCCTCATATGCAAGACCTTCGTCACCAGCGTCCTCACCTAAGTATGAAGTCACAGAGAAGAAGTCGCCTGCATCATGCACAAAGTGTTCGAAGTCAAATGACAGAGTGACTCCGTCTGGTATAGAGAACCCATCCTTTAATCTGAAGGAGACGAAGTCGTAGAAGTTATCTCGTTGACCGCCGTCCATCTCATACATGTGTGTGACATCTCTACCGTCGTCCTGTAATATCTGAATGAGTTCGTAACCGTCAACCACTGAAGTCTCGACCGACGTAGCGAATTCTAATTGGCCGTGATCTGTGGTTATTTGTAAGTCGATCTTTCTTGTCAGTGTCTTCTTACGGTATGTTCCGTTTGGTTCATTGACATAAGTCAGAACGTTGTAAGTACTAGTTGCATCCAACCCCGTGAACTTACCTGAGTTGTCGGCGACCTTATCTAATATGCCACCACCGACTTCTGAGATAACCCAGTTCTGTGGTTCAACCCCACCGAGAGTCAACTCTGTGCCATCTGGTTGTTGGTTCACTCTTGCAACGGTCTTCACATACTGCACAGTCGCGATGCTGTTCCTTTCTGGACTTGTCTGAGGCAGTGGGAAGATTAAACTGTTGTTGATCGTACCATAGATGTGAGTGTCAACAAGATAGATTTGATCTCCATTTACTTTATCGACAAAACTCTGTGCTTGACTGAAGGTTGCACCATCACCCATCTTTACATTGAAGATGTATAGTCGGTAACCTGATGCGTCCTGTTCGATACCGCGAGTGTTCGCATCACCGATTGGTTGACCTTGATCGTTTCTAATGGTAACTGCACCGAAACTTGATAGGTCACCGAAACCTGTAGTGTTGGCATTCTCTTCATCGACATAAACCCAGTTACCGTAGTAAGAGGATACGACTTCTCGATCTTTTTGTCTTACTGTCTGCGCCTTAGGAACAACTATCTCTGAACGACCGATATCTAATCGATATCCATCAACGTATGCGATTCCGTCAGAAACATCCAGAATTAGATCGGTGTCGGTATAGTCTTCGAAGACTGCGGTAAAGTCTTGTGCAACATAATCACCAGACTCTTCCTTGGTGCGTTGAGCAAGCAACCTATTGATACGATTGTATCCATCGTGACTTGTGACCTCACGGGTCACCACACCATTCAATACACGTGCAACGAAAACAAAGTTTTCATCACTAGTGATGTCTGTGCGTTTAGTTGGTTCTAAGATGATCCTGTATCGATCTGCGCCTGGCGCCCCAACGTTAGGTTGTGCACCTGAGTTGTCGTAGAGACTCTCATCTTCCGATGAAGTTACTAGAACTTCTTTGATGCGGAAACCGATATCGACCGCGTCGTGTTCTGGTAACGATCCGTCCGGATCGATCATGAAACTCTTTTCTGTTGTGTGGACGAAGTGTCCTTGTACGAAGTAGTCACCCTCTGCGAATGAAGCGCGAACCGCACGACCAGAACTTTCAACCGTACCTAGGATGTCTAGTCTGTCGTCAGTTACGAAACGAGGTGATCCACCATCACTGTTTCCCTTTTTAGTATCGGTGTATTGAACATACACGATCTTACCCACGATGTCAAGAACCTTTGCCTTGACTCCGTCTTGGTTCTCGACCTCACGATCAGCAGGGAGTTGATCTAAAGAAGGGAGAGTACTGCTCTCCGTCATCTTGACAAACTCAACTTTGTTGTCTACAGTGACACCGCCTGGATTTACCAGTGCACCTTCTTTGAATATGTTACTACCGAAACGTTCGATCTCAGATTGGATGATCGTCTGTAGTTCGATTAGTTCACGTGCCTGTAGGGCATGACCACCCCTGAATAAGATACGGTGGTATCCATCATCTGCATCGTAAAAGTCGCGGTAGTCGTCCTTGAATGTGGACGCAGTTATTTCTTTTAAATAATCTTGATCAGACATAATTAATCCTAAACTGTGATGACTACCTTAATATCTTCTTGTTGTTCTGCATCGCGTCGAATACGTGGACGATTCTCAATGTAAAGAACCTCTCCTGTGTATCGGTCGATGCCGTATGTGCGTGTGACGAAGTCGATTGATGCGGTTACGACCACACCTGTTTGAGATACCGACTCACCCACAGCGAATTCTTCGAACCCTGTTGTTGAGTTCTGGTGATAGAATACCGTGTTCCCAATGGACTGATCAACGTATGCCAGTGCACCGCCTGGGAAACTAGTTACCGACTCACCAGTGTGGAATGGAGAAGATTCTCCGTGACCATTGGTCAGAGTGAAACTGGATAGACATTTAGCACCACCTTCCGTGTATGGATCGGTTCCGTTTGGTTGCATAGGATTCTTGATGACACCAATCTGACGGAAAGAATTCTCTACGACGAATCGTCCGTTCTCATCTCCATTTGGTTTTATGTTCATCATTACTGAACTTGTTTTCAAATCAATTGCAGCATCTTTACCTAGACCCTCACTGGACGTAATGATCGCACGAGCTTCTGCGTTACCTTCGATAGATACTTCTGCCCAACCATATCCAGATCCATAAGTGGTCTGTGTGTTTTCGTTTGTACCGGACACCATATCGATTCTCACGACCTTGTCTCCAGATACTACAGCAGTACCAACACAACCATAACCATTACCTTCGATCAAAACTGAAGGTGGGTTTGATGGATCATATCCACTACCACCATCGGTGACCTGAACACTAATGATTTCTCCACCGACCGCACGATCCGCTACATGCCATTGTAAGTCTTCAATAGAGTCTCCGCCAGCCAGAGTGTCTTCTAAAGGTTGTACAGGGATGTGGTTGGATGATAGGAACTGGTAGATGTTCTCTGGACGTAGAGAGTAACAAAACTTCCATGTGTAACCGTCAGTGGTAGTGAACGGTTCCCAGTGCAGTCGTTGCAAGTACATTGGATCGTTTGGATCCGACACTGTACTGATCGGTGCGTGGAACCCATAGTTCGGTTCTACCGTCGACGGTTGATGCACTCCAGTATCATCGATACCTGGCGACAGACAGATGTAAACTTCCTTCGCATCTGTGAGTAC